AGCCGGATGGAAAACAACTGACACCTCGCCAGATAGCGCTACAAATACAAACGGTGGTGCTTTTGGTCTTTTCATTAGCAATGTCCCTACAAGAACTTATAAGAGTGGCACTCTTGAATTGTCTAATGCAGTAATACCTACTGGTCAGACAATTACTTTAAAAGACGATATTGGAAGTGGTGCAACCAGAACAATTCAATCCGGTACCGCGACGGATGCCAACACCTTTGATGCTAGCGGCGGCACAGTTTCAGCAGTTGCAACTGAAATTGCAGCTGCAATTAATGCAGGGGATATATTCACTGCGACGGCTAACTCACCTGCTGGAACTGTCAAGCTGTTCCCTAAAACCACTGCTGGTACCACTAGTGATACAAACGCTCCTTCACTTTACCCTGGTCCCTCTATCAAGGAAACTGCTGATACTCAAGCTACAGCAACAATTCAGGTCACTGGTCATGTCAGTTTAGATGGAACAGTGACAATTGTGTCATCAGATGGCACTTCTAAAGCTTACAAAGCTGCAGCTGCCGAAAACCTTGCGGTCGACCCCCCAGAGTTTGCCCGTTCTACTGGAGCGGTTGGAGATGTGGCTGCTTCTCTAAAAGCCTGCATTGAGTCCGCTAACGGACACCAAGGTAAAATTCGAGTTACTTTATCGACTACCACCGAGAGCAATGATACTCTGAATTTAACACAAGTTGTTGCAGGCACCGCAGGAAACAACACTATAGTCCTTGGTGGTCCCTCTGGTGCGCCTCAATTAACAGTCAGTGGTTTTGCAGACGGCGCTGTGGGCTCTTCCGTAATCGTAGCTTCTGTTGATAACTTTATACTAGACAATAATACATTTGGTTTGGTTAGTGCAACCTATGGTGCGGTAACAGGAACGTTAGCTGCAACTTGGTATATCGACCAAAGCGCGTCAATCGGTCTATCCGGTTCACGAGCCGATAATGGAACGATAGCTGTTGGTCCAGGGTACTATTTTGATTCCATAGGTACAAACAAATTTAAAGTACAAATTAGCTCCTCAAGTGGAGTTGAGATCGACACTGCATTTGGATTCACAGATACAGATGAAGACTTTATCAGAAAAGTTTTTAGCACCAATCCAACATTGACAAACGCTGCAGTTACCAAAACAAGCAGCAACTCCTTCTCTCGCTACTGGCTAGGTGAGTCTTATGAAGGTGCAGTAGGTCAGCTAACTGGCGGTACAACAACAAGCCAAGTAGGTGTTATCTTACCACTGCTAAGTGGTAGTGGCGCAAATGCTATTCTTGGAGGCGACTTCAAAAGAGATTACGAAGATGCATCAACTGGCTTCTTCTTCTCTCAAGATCTAGCGGCTGGCTCCGGTGCAGATGAAGCATTTGTCGTAGGCAACATGCAAAACCTGTTTAAGCTTGTAGCTAGAAATAGTGGTGATTATGTCTCCAGAAATCTAAAAGTTTCGATTGCAAACTTAAGAGCAGCACCAGATACTACCGTTGATCAACCATATGGCTCTTTCAGCGTTTTAATCAGAAAAATATCTGATACTGACAACAGAGTGGAGATAGTCGAGCAGTTTAACAACTGTAACCTAAATCCAAATTCACAAAACTTTATTGCTAAGAAAATTGGTGATAAATTTGTAGAATGGGATGACGGCGACAAAAGATATAGAGAGTTTGGTACGTATCCAAACTTATCTAAATACGTATATGTAGAAATGCCAGAAGAGGTACGCAGTGGTGATACTGATCCACGATTATTGCCTTTCGGTGTGCGAGGACCAATTCAGTTTAAATCCTTTAATGACCAGACAGGTTCAGAGGGTGCTGGAACAGGCGGTCGTCAGACTATGGTTTCTGGTAACTTTGAAGGCTTTGGAATGAGCGCAGTTAATAAATTTATTGGTGGGGCAACTCCAACAAACGGTCAAATTAACTTTGATTTCCCACAACTACGCTTAAGAGTTTCAGCTTCCGAGGGAAGCCCAGTCGATCCATTAAATTCTTTCTTTGGCGTCGACACTACATTTAACTCGTCAAGATTTGATAAATCTACTAGAGATCACCTTAAGATCTTCCCAAGAGGCGTTTTCAATGATCAAACACGCACTGAGACTGAAAACTCGTTTGACTTTACGCTTGATGACATATGTTTTAAAACGGGTACTACTGCTGGTGTAAAATTCTATGCTTACAAGGTTGGTTCGCGTGCTGGTGGAGCATCAAAAAGAGAAGGCTTAACCTATCTTCGTGGAACTGGATCTTACACTGAGGTTCTTGATGCTGGAGTAGATAGGTTCACTACAGTTTTTGCTGGTGGTTTTGATGGATTAGACATTACAGAGTCCGAGCCCCTTAGAGAAGTTAACTACCCAGATGCCGGTGCTACACCTTCAAGCATAAATAGCGCAGTGTTCAATTCTGTCACCGTTGCTCTTGATTCGATTAGAGATCCAGAGGTTGTCGAGTATAACCTTGCAGCAATGCCAGGTATCGTTAACTCCACTCTAAACACAAAATTAGTTGATATGTGCGAGTCACGCGGTGACGCGCTTGCAATTATTGACCTTAAGGGTGGCTTTACTCCACCGGAGCAGAGCACACTATCGGCAGAGGAAAGAAAAGGTACAGTTGATGCAGTTGTTAATACTTTAAAAACAAATGTAATCAACTCTAGCTATGGCGCAGCTTACTACCCATATGTGCAAATCAGAGATTTAAACAATGGACAAATAGTAACTGTCCCACCGTCAGTACCTGCAATCGGCGCTTTATCTTATAGCGAAAAAATATCTGAGCTTTGGTTTGCACCAGCTGGTTTTACTCGCGGTGGTCTTTCGGCTGGTAGAGCAGGAATTCCTGTGATCGGTGTGAAGGATAGATTACAATCTCGTGATCGTGATAAGCTCTACGAGAATAGAATCAATCCAATCGCTCAGTTCCCAGCGGAAGGAATTGTAATCTTTGGTCAAAAGACGCTACAAATCGGAGGATCTGCTTTAGATCGTATTAATGTAAGAAGATTAATGATCTTCCTAAAGAGAGAGATATCTAGATTTGCAGCAACAATCTTGTTTGATCAGAATGTTCAAACAACATGGAATAGATTCCGTGGGCAGGTCGAGCCATTCTTAAGAGGCGTCCAGGCTGGTCTTGGAATCACAGATTTTAAAATGGTGCTTGATGAAACAACAACAACTCCTGATTTAGTTGATAGAAACATTCTATATGCAAAAATCTTTATTAAGCCAGCAAGAGCAATCGAATTCATTGCCGTTGACTTTATTTTAACTGATTCGGGCGCAGCTTTTGAGGACTAACACTATTTACTATAACAAGGAGACTTATTAATGGGATTCTGGAACGACGTTACAACTGAGCCTAAAAGACAATTTAGGTATTACGCTACTTTTGGTGGCAATGATCCTGGTTCAAAAATAGAATCATATGCAATTAAAAGTGTTACCAAGCCGGCTTTTACAGTTGGTTCTGTGCCGCATCAATATGTTGCACATACTTTTTACTACCCAGGTAGAATAACTTGGTCGCCTGTTGATATCACCTTTGTTGACCCAGTAAATCCAGATAGTTCAGCTGTTGTTAGTAATATGATTGTTCAGGCTGGCTATAGAAAGCCGCTGGATGAAAATACTGCAAGAAAATCTTTCAGCAAGCAAAATTTTAAAAACGCTTTAGGTCAAATTACATTCAATCAAATTGATGCTGAAGGTGAAAAAGTTGATGAGTGGAGATTAGTGAATTCTTTCTTTACAAGTGTTAACTATGGTACATTAGACTATGGTTCGGAAGATCTAGTTGTTCTTTCTGTGACAGTCCAATATGATTATGCTGAATATGTAAACATGGGTGTTGCTTCTCCAAATTCATTATTAGAAAGTAATGCTACCGGGTCCTAGATGGTTTAAGTTAAAAATTGGTGTTATAGATGTCTTTTTGGAATAATGTAAGATCAGAACCCAAGATGTCGTATCGATGGTATGCATCCTTTGGTATATCTGGTGGCGAAGTTAAAACTTACACGTTAAGATCATTTCAGAAACCCTCTTTTCAAATCGCAACTTCAGATTACATTTGGCTAAACGATGTCAACTATCGTCCCGGAGTGTTATCTTGGGAGCCAATTGAGATAGTTTTAACAGACGGAGAGAGAAGAGATACTAACAACACAAGTAAGCTTGTAAATATTTTAAAAAGCTCTGGCTATCAAACTACAAACCCAAACAATCCAAGGTCTATAATTGAAAAAAAGAAGTCCTCTGCGTCTTTAGGCGGTCAGCTCTTTTTTACTCAAATTGATGCTAACGATAATCCAGTAGAAGAATGGATATTAATTAATCCATTTTTGCAATCTGCCAATTTTGGTCAAGGTAATTATGGAGCAGATGAAATTATGTCGGTGCAATTAGTAATTCGATATGATTATGCAAAATACAACTTAAGAAGTTCTTAAGAAATAACAATTTATAAGTTATAATAAACAAAAAGAGGTTACAATGTCAAGAAATAAAAACAGGGTGTCTGCTAATAAAGTAGAGCAACCTATTGCTCCTGTTAGGGAACAGGTGACTCCATTTAATTTTATTGTTCCAACTGAGGTGGTTGACTTACCAAGTAAAGGTGAGTTCTATCCAGAAGGTCATCCCTTACATAATGTATCTTCAGTTGAAATAAAACATATGACAGCTAAAGAAGAAGATCTTTTAACTTCTCAAAGCTTGATTAAAAAAGGTCTAGCTATCAACAAAGTTTTAGAAAGTATTTTAGTTGATAAAAAAATAAGAGTCGATGATCTCTTGATAGGAGATAAAAATGCTTTGATAATCGCTTCCAGGGTTTATGGATACGGTTCCGAGTATAATGTTAAATTGAACTGTAGGCATTGCGGCAGTGAATTTGATGCAGAAATAGATCTAAAAAGCTTTGAAGCAAAAGACACTAGCTTGTCAGATTCGGTGTTAAAAACAGAAGATAACACTTTTCTTTTTACACTTCCCAAAAGTGGTTTCGAGGTAGAATTTAGACCGCTTACCTCTAGAGATGAAGACTTTATATCAAAAGGAAAAAATAAAGGCACAACAAGTTTACTAAAATTAATTATTATTTCCATTAATGGACAGACTGATTCTTTTTTCATTGAGCGAGCATTACAAGTATTACCTATTTTAGACTCAAGCATGTTAAAGAAAGCATATGCGTCTGTCGCTCCTGATGTAGACATGTCGTGTGATGTAGTTTGCCCTCATTGCAGTGGGGAGTCCAATGTGGAGGTTCCGCTTACTGCGGAGTTTTTTTGGCCTAACCTCTGATTATATAAAAGACGTTTACGAACAAATGTTTTTTATGAATTACACTGGTAATTGGTCTGTCACTGAGCTATATAATTTGCCGATCGGTCTTCGTAAGTGGTTTGTCGAAAGAACGCTTAAACAAAAAGAATTAGAAAACGAAGCAATGGAAAAGGCAAGACAAGGCTCAAAAACAAGATAATTCCCCTAAAACACTAATTATACAAAAGGAGTTTTGTGTAATGGATAACCCTATAGTCATTAATGTATCAAAAGATAAACTACTAACTGAATCCTCCATAGCATCATTTGCCGCTCAAATAAAAAACATTTTAAGAAATGTCCTATCTTTAGAGGCTTATAGGGCTATAATCAGAGAAGAAGAGGAAGAAACAAAATTTGTTGTTAAGGGATCAAAAAAAGATGTTATGGCATTTGCTGACACCTTAGAAAAAGAAAAACAATATGCAAAAGACTATATGGAACACGGTTTAGGTTCCTCTGAATTATCAGACACAAAACTAGAATTAGAAAAATCAATTCACAATTTTGAGAAGACCACTGGCGTTAAGTGGCCAATAGGATAAAATTATAAATGGCTGAATTAACCCCAGAACAACTAGAACTACTTGAAAAAGCTGAAAGTATAACAAGAAAAAGCATTGAGTCGCGAAAAGAAGAATTACAGATCCAAAAAGATATAGCCAAAGAGCTGGGGAAAGCTGAAGAGGTAAGGCGTCTAGAACTACAAACCGAGAGATTAAAAGTTGAGGCGGCTCAAGCAGCTTTAGATCAAGCTATTAAAGCTAAAGAAGACACGGCTGATCTTGTAGCAACACTAAGGCAAGTTACAGTTGAATACGAAAAACAAAGAAAAGCCTTAAGCGATCAAGAAGAATTTATAAAAACAATTGATGCTGACGCCGATCAAGTCTTAACCAGCTTCTTTGGTATAACTTCTCAAACAAAACAGTTTGCTAAAACTCTAGAGCAAGGTGGTGGATTAGCCAATGTTTTAAAAGCCAGGATGAGCAAGGTAAAAGAAAGCCTAACCTTATCTAACATACAGGCAAAATTAATCCAAAAATCTTTTGAGAATATAAACAGGCTTGGTAAGTCTGTGAGTGGAGCAGTCTTAAAGCCAGCAAAAGAATCACTTGATCTTGTAACAAATATAGAGAGAGCAACAAAAAGACAAGATGAGTTTCGTTTAGCAGCTAGAGAGGTTGGCAACACAACTGGTGCAGAGATTGCCTCTTTAAGTGAAAAATTTATGCGGCTGGGTCAAGAAACTGATGGCACCACTGAGGATTTTATTAAAATTAATAAAACGTTATTTAACACATCTAGGTTGTTTAGGGAATTAAAAAATGTTAATGATTCTTCTAGAGAGTCGTTAGAAAAAACCGCACAGACACTAGAGAGAAGATTTAATGTTTCTGCGACAGACGTAGCAAACACAGCCGATATCTTAGGGCAAACGTTTGGTAAAAGTGCTGTTGAGATAAGCCAACTACAAGAAGAGTTGGTTGTGACGGCAGATGTTCTTGGATTAGATGCAAAAAATGCTTTAAATGAATTTGCTCAACAATCAAATAATTTAGCTAAATTTAATGTCCCTGATTTGGTTGGTTCGTTTACAAAATTAAGCGCAATAAGTCAAAAAACAGGTATATCAATTAATTCTGTGATGGGCGCACTTGAAAAGCTATCAACTTTCCAAGGTGCATTGGATGCTGCTTCTAGGCTTAATGCTGTATTTAGCACCACAATAAGTGGTTTAGAATTAATGGATACAATAAATATTGAGGGTCCGGTAGCAGGTTTTATAAAATTAAGAGAGCAAATAGAGCTAAGTGGGCTAGAAATAGAAGATCTAAACTTTGCTCAGATGAGAGCTTTCACTAGCGCCATTGGCTTATCTGCTGAAGAAGTAAAGCAGCTAGGAAGAGTGTCTACAGACGAGCTACAAAATTTAGCCAATCAAGGATTGTCAATACAACAAGTTCAAACAAAATTAAGTGAAGGAAGAAAAGAAGCACAAACGACAGAAGAAAAAATAGCAGAAAACATAGACAACTCTACAACTGCAATGAATAATCTAGGAAAGTCAATCGATGGGATGACCAGAAGTATTAGTGACGCTATATCCGGTTTTGAAACAATGCTCTCTGTTATCGGCTTTCTCGGTCCAGCTGTTGGCGCAATGTTATTAAGCCCTTTAAACAAAGCTGTGACGAGAACCATTCCATCTTTGATATCAGGACTAGCTAATGCAAACGCCGTCGCATCTGGTACAGGACTAACTAGTCTTGGAGGTGCAGCAAGCGGCGCAACCGCTGGAGGTGTTGGACTCGCAGCTGGCGGCGCAGCAGTAGCAGCTGGTGGGGCGATTGGCACCGGTATTGGTCTTGGAATTAACGAATTGTTGCGGAGCGGTGGCTTTTATGAGGAAGACGAAGAAATTGATTATAATATTTTTGGAAGAAACATATTTGCACCAGGACAAAATTACATAAGTCAAAATACTGCAGGTGTTATGGGTGAGGCTGGCATAGAAACCTACACACAAAGAACAAATAAAATACTGAACGCTGGCAGTTCTTTAACAAAATCTCCCTCTGGTGGCTCATCTAATCAATTGCAAATGACCGTTAATTTTGTTACTCCTGATGGAAAAGTGCTAGACACCAAGAACATTTCTAAAACTCTTGACGAAAATGGTGTTAAAAATATTATCACTCAGTATCTCAAAGATAGCGTAAGTTTGGCTTAAAAAATAAAAATAACTATTTATAGTATGCCGGTAACTGATAGCGCAAGTAAAGGATTTAAACGTATATCGATTAAACCGCTGCATATTAAAGGTGCAGAGAGATTATATTTTAGCAGTATTATAACTGAATTTTCAGATTCATGGAATCCAAGGTGGACAGCGGAAAACGTCTATGGTCGAATGGATCCTGTATCTTTCTATGGAGGAACCAGCAGGGAACTCAGCTTAGGTTTTAGGGTTGTTTCTGATGACGCCGAAGAAGCAAAGTCAAATATGGGTAAAATACAAAAACTCATACAATACCAATACCCTTCATACACTCAGGACGCCCGCGCACCGAACACAATTAATGCACCACCTTATTTTGAGTTTCAGTTTTTAAATATTTTACAAAGCAGTACAGAAGGATCTGTTTTAACTGGGTATATTAACGGTGCCGTGCAAATAAATCCTGGTTTTCAAACCAGAGAGCAGGCACAATATTTTAATGCTAATTTTAACGAAATATACTTCTCTGATGTGACCATTGGGCTAAGAATACAAGTTTTACATCAAGGGTCTATCGGTTGGGAACTAAGAGGCTCGCGCTCCTCTAACAGCACAGATTTTAGTCATAAAAACTATCCATATGGGATTGATGATTCAAATAGAACGGTTGCAAAGGCGCCTGCTTCTCCTGCTCCGCAACAGACGCCGGATCCAGAGGATCCTACGCCAGCTCCGGATCCGCCGCCCGATCCGCCGGATGGTTTTCCGTGGAACGTCTGTCGGGTCGAAGGAGTGGACAAGTATGCGGGTATATTAGGAGTCAAACTAAAGCTACCAAATACTTAAAACAATTATTATAAAGAGAATAATATGGCAATATCTAGATATAACGAAAGACAAATTATAACAACAAACGATTCCCAATATAGGCTATCAAGTCTGTTTAAAAAAAGAGGAATTAAATCTGTTGATCATTTTTCTACACCCGAGTTAACCTATTTAACTTCTGAGAATTATTTAGATATCATAGAGATAACTCAAGTTTGGGGTGTTGGATCTAAATATTTTAAATTAGCCAAAGAGTTTTATGATGATGAACAGTACTGGTGGGTTATAGCTTGGTATAATTTAAAACCACTTGAAACAGATTTTAGTGTTGGCGATATTGTTTATATACCAACACCATTAGAAGAAATTTTATCTATATATGAGGTAATTTAAAAAACATGGCAACACCTCCCCCACCAGGAGCGGGACCTGGATCAAGAGCAGCAACAGAAACAGCGGAAAGAGCAAAACTTTATACTGAAAGACACGTTCCTTCTTTTAGCGACCAGTGTATCTTATTAGAGATGGCTGATGCGATAAGGGGCTTAGGCGGTCTAACAGCCGGTCCTGGTAATTCAGTTGGTGGCAAACCCGTCCCTGTCAGGCAAATAAATATCCCCCCAGCAGCAAAGCCATTCGGGTCAATACAAGAGTATGAAACAAATTTAGATTATATACAACACATCACCAGGTTAAAATCGAAGTACTTTAAAAAATATTTTCAATTTACCCCAGATGAGATAGCAAGAATAAGTCACTACATAACAATCAAAGAAAGGCTTGATAGTAGGGACCCTTCACAGCGCAGATCAACGACGACTACAATTTTTGGAGAGAGAAGCCAAAAAGAGTTTGCTATAAATGGACTACTATCTAGTAGAAGCAGACGTTTGGGAGCAGGAATAAAAAGCGTTAATGTTGATTTTGATGGTGTAGATTCTTTTACAAAAAAACAAGTTGTCGTAAGTGCCACTTTTATCTTTCAAGATATTAAAGAAATGATGTCCGATAGGTATGGAAAACTATTTACACTAGAGACAGATAGGGAGACAACACAAGGAAACAAACTTCGCACAATAGAATTCAAATTAGGTTGGAGAAGCGAAGATAAAAATTTAAAAGCTGCTGTTGCCAATTTAGATTTAACAATTCGTGCAACTTTGTTTAAGTATGATTTTGATGTTAGACAAGATGGTTCCATAGTGGCTAACGCAACCTACAGAGGACAATACGTTGATACTTTTAATGGTCCTGGGTCAAATGTGTTAGAGATAGCTAAAAATAGATATAAACAAATCAAAGATCAATTAAAAGAAATAGAAAAAACAAAAGGCGAAATAATTTCTCGATCAAGTAGAAATGCAAGAGAAGCACAGCAAGAGATAGCGATTCTAGATTTTTACATAAATGCATTGGATGAAACTCTTGGTGAGATCGATAGTGGCAAAATCATCATAAGAAAAGGCAGAGCGGATACAACAATAATTCTTTCAACTTCTGTAGCCACGCCATATGCAGGTCAACAATTTAGAAAGGAAGTAAGAGAAATAGCCCTGAAAAGACTAGAGAGGCAGTATACAGCAGCTGGATATACTGCCTCTGCTGTACGCACTACTAGGACGAAGGCATATAGAATATATGGGGCTATAGGAAGAACCGCGGGAGATCCAGCAGGAGGTATGCTTCTACGCGAATACTCAGAAGAATTAAAGAAACAAACTTTACACAAAAAAAACCTGATAACAACAAATAGAACAAATGCCACAGATGCGGGTACTTTTGCTGCAAAATACGCCGCTGATGCGCAATTAAGAAAAGCAAACTTGGGCAAACTACTAGCTTTACAAATTATAGGTGAGGGTCTTATATCAGAAGATAAAGTTAAGTATGCAGTCATAGACAGAGAAACAGTAAAACAATTTAAATTAGCTTCTGCGCTTGGCGATAAAGGCGCTGTAACGAGTACAGTTGATGACCTTCTTAGTCGATCAGCTGACATTATTAAAACCAACCGAGCTGATTATGAGGCAATAATAAGTAAGGAAGCGATAGATAATGTTAAATATCAAGTTGTGCCTTTTATTCTTTTTGGAGAATTTGTTGAAAGCATCTTAAGAATTCCTGTAGATTTTACTGAAGACGCTTCGGGTAAGATAATCCCAAACAAAAAAGAAATAGTTTATGATCTAATGAAAAAAGAGGGATCAGACTTTAGAGTTGATTTGGGTCTTGTTTCTTATGATGGTCCGTTTACAGGATCTAGGATTCATGATCTACCTTTATACTATTTGCCTATATCTTTACTAGAAATAAATAATTTTTTTGTTAGAGAAGTGATAGCTAAAGGTAAATCTTTCTACTCCTTTAATGATCTAATCTTAGATGTTGTTAAGAAATTTTTAACTGGAGTGTTTTCTTCTTGCACTAAAGAAGCAAATGCTCAATCTTTTTCGCCGCCAAAAATAGCCACTGTAATTGGAGAACAAAAAGAAAAAAAGAAAAAAGTCACTCAATTTTTTATTTACGGCGCAAAAAATGTAGTAAATGATTTAGCGAGTAAAGGATTAAATAAAAAAAATAAGTTTGGAAAATATAGCTCGAATATTAATGCCGCTGTGCCACACTTTTTCTTATTCGGAACAGATAAAGGAATAGAAAAAAATATAAAACTTCGTGACAATGCTGATGACACTTTAAAAACTGCGGTATATTACAGCCCAAGATCTTCTCTTGTTAATGAGCTTGATGGAGCTAAATCAATGAAACAAACCGGTTTCATACCCGCTGTGTTTACAGCAGATGTAACCACAATTGGCTTCCCTTTAATGTCGCTTGGTCAATTAATATACATAGACTTAAAATCTCAATTAACAGCTAAAAAAGAAGCTACAAGACCGTTTAAAGCAAGTGGGTACTATAATATACACAAGGTTAGCCATAATTTTACTGTTGATACCTTCTCAACAACCATTAGCGCAATAATACAAGTGCCTTATGTTAATAGAAAAAATCTTAGTATAGATAACACAGCGAAAGCTAGATCTTTGGGAGGGTACAAGAAAGCTGTTACGGCAGCGATAGGAGGTTCTAGCGGGGCAACACTAGCTGATACATTGGCAAAGGTGAGAGGTACAAAACCCTCGGTCAAAGTTACTGTTTCTTTTGCAGGCTCTGATTTTCAAGTCATACCTCAGTTGTCAAGAGGCGGCAACTCTAGTATTCTTGCGGGAGATATAGATAATGCTTTAGAATCTTTCAAATCAGCAATTTCCAGTACACCCAAAAATTTTAGTAGTGTTCCGTTGCAATTCAGACCAGATCCCACTAAAACAATTAAAGCAAATCACGCTGTTAAAGGCTCTACTTTGGCAGTTTTAAACGATGCTAATATATTAGCATCGCCGCCATATGCCGCGTTAGATCCACAATTACAGCAGGTGTTAATAGCGGACCTAAGAAAGACTGAAAAGGCTGGTAAGGTGCTATTAAAACAAAGATTATATTATATATACATATATGAGGATAATTCTGCAGACGTATTAGTAGAGCACCTTTACAACTAAATAAACAATAAAACTATTTATTATATGCCAGATTACAAGCCACCATTTGTTGCAAAAAGTGATATTCCTTTAAAATCTTATTTTCTCTATGAAAATAGAAGATGGTATCGAGAAAAAACAACAGAAATATATGAAGACATCAGCCCAAATTATCTTGATCTCTGGTATGATGTTCCCTATTATGGTAAAGTAAACCCTGCAGGGCAATTTGTTTTTCCCAATCCAAAGAAAATAATATTTCCATTAGGAACCCCCGGTAACGATGAAAATGTTTCAGGTTTTGATTTTGCTTTGGAAGCCTTAAATGAAATGGTTTTCTTTTTCAAAAGAGGTTCGGCATCAGGAAAGACTGGTTTAGGATCTCTTTTAAATAATTTTGAGGTTGTGAATTCATTTGTTAATCAACAACAAATATCCAAACAAGAAGCTTTTGATACCATATCTTCTTATAATAGACTAATAAACGTATATGGCTTAAACAGTAAAGTCTTAAACTTTCATCAATATATTTGTACTTTTATAGATTTAGCACAAAAAGAAAATTTTAAGTTTACTTTCTTTCATAAATATACTGGTATAAAATCAAACTTAAATTCGACTGGTCTTTCTTTTGAATTTGTACAAGCTAACCATGATGACGATAATTTAAAAAATAAATTTTATCAACATCCAGAATTTCATAAATATGTAAAAACAACTGCTAATTTTGGATTTAGAATAAATAAAAATGCCCCGTGGATGATTGCAGTTGATGTGAACTCGAAGCCAATGCTTCAAGAGAGAACGATAAAAAGGTCTTGGCAGCAATCAACAAAGCAAAAAAGAGCAGTCAAAACAGCTGGCTTTTTACAATCTAAATTTATAACAGATTCAGAAATTTTCTTTTCTAGGTATTATAAAAATGTAATGTATGAGTCCTATAATATTTTTAAAGAGGTTTTGATTGATGGTTATAATAATTATCAAAAAAATATGAGTTACGCTGTTGACCACGGCAGACCGCTTATAATAAGCGCAAAACAGAATAAGTTGATATCTGATCTTAGAGTGGTTAGACCTAAATCAAAACAAGTAGATATTAAAGAATATTCGATACAAGAATATAATGATTTTTACTTTATTGACAAATTTAATCAAATATTAAAAAATGAGTTTAGAGGTCAGTATAATAATAAATCATATAATAATTTTAAATTTAATTTAAATAATTCTTTAAAAAAAGAAAAAAATATAGATAAATCGATTGATCTAATAGATAGATTTTATACGTTTAATAAAACATACGATCCCGTAACTAAAAAGTTAGCATGGACCCAACCAAAAAAACAATTGACACCAGTAAAAAGTTATGCTAATCTCCAAGACAAACCTCAACCCACGGTTGGCAAGGTTGTAACTGAATTTATGCCGGATATTTAATGATTTTCCAAACATTTGATGAAAAAAACAAGTGTTCTCTAATTTACAAAAAGGGAACATTTAGCGAACAAATCACAGATAATTGTACCAAAACTTGGTCTTATGCTACTTATCTACGCGACAAGGAGGTCGAGTATGCTAATCTTTACACCGGGGGTAAATCCCTGGACGAACTTTGCCCAGAAGATTCTAGAGGGGAGTGGTCCTCCGTCCAGGCAAGAATCAAAGCAGCGTTCAAAGCAGCAAACGAAGTAGGTCTAAGCCTTGACAATCATTGCTTATATGATCTAATCCCAAGTCACTATCTACAAAACTTTGCAGAGATAAAAAATAAAATTTGTGAAGACATTTTTACCAACTATCCAAAACCCACAAACTACGATCAGTTGTTAAAAATTAATAAAGTCATTGCAGATATTAAAAACCGCAAGGTTAATATCGACCCTACACAGATAGAGCGACTTACAGTCCAAGACCGAAACATGTTTAAGACTGTGAGTAACTGTAAGCCTTACATTGACTATGATATGTTTAAAACAGTCACAGGTCGTTTAGCAACAAAGCAAAACTCATTTCCAGTAATGACGCTTCCAAAGAAATATCGCCAGATCCTTACCCCCAGCAACGATTGGCTTTATGAGTTGGACTTTAATGCTTGTGAGTTGCGAGTTGCCCTTGCTTTGCTTGGTCACGATCAGCCCCAAGAAGATTTACATGATTGGAACTTGAAGAATGTATTTACCAGAACTAAAAGTAGAGAAAATGCAAAGAAAAGGATTTTTTCTTGGCTTTACAATCCAAACAGCACTGATGACAAGGTAGATAAGATTTATGACCGTAAAATCCTAAAAGATATGTATTTTGATAAAGTTTTGGGTAAAGTATACACACAGTTCGGTCGTGAAATTGACGCTGATGAAGATCATGCGATTAGTTATATTATTCAATCTACAGCAGCAGATTTAGTATTTGAGCAAGTATATAAAGTCTGGGAGTTTCTTGAGGGCAAAAAATCTTTTGTTAAATTTTGTAATCATGATAGCTTAGTTATTGATTTAGCAGAGGAAGATCAATACGACATAAACCAAATTTCTAAACTATTTAGTAACACAAGGTTTGGCAAGTTCAAAATAAATCATGAAGGCGGCAAGAACTGGTCAGAAATGAAACCATTACAAATTAAATGAGGAATAAATGCAAACCGTCATAGGTTTGGGTAAAGCGGGTTGCAATATCGCAGACCACCTGTCACAATACCCACAATACCAAATAAAAAAATTAGATGTAGGTTTAAAAAAGACCAAAACAACATTTGGTCTTAAGCATCAGGACAGTCCCGAACTTTATGAATCAACCACACTACCGAAAGGTATTAACAACTTCTTAGAGGGGGTGATGTCTGAAACCTTGTTCATCACAAGTTGTGGTGCTGTTTCTGGTGCTTCTCTTAAAATATTACAGAAAATATACAAGAAAACTAAAATACGAGTAATGTATATTCTTCCACAAGAAGATAACCTTGCGGGTCAAAAACTTTTACAAAATCGTCTTCTTTTTAACGTTTTTCAAGAATACGCTCGATCAGGATTATTGAATCGTGTCTTTTTAGTTGACAATTCGAAATTATCTGATATAATGGGTCCTGTTCCAATAATGAAGTTTTGGGACTCAATGAATAAATTAGTGACAACAACATACCATATGTTAAATGTTTTTCAAAATACACACCCCGTCATGACCACGCAGACCAAGCGTATTAATACGGCTCGTGTATCTACTTTTGGTCTACTCGACTCAGAAAATAATCAAGAAAAAATGTTTTTTAACCTTGACATTCCAAGAGAGAAGTGTTACTATTATGGAGTTCCGAAAAAACAATTGGAAGAAGATCCTAATCTTATGGAGGTTATTCGTAAAAATTTAAAATGTAATGTTGAACACGAAAAAATGAAAACTACTTATTCGGTACATTCAACCGATTATAATAAGCTTATAGCTTACTGTGAAAAAAGCAGCACTTTAATACAACAACTAGCAGTGTGAAAGATCAACGCACTGACTTTAACTAAGGAGAAAATTATTATGGGAATTAATATGGATAAAATGCGTGCTCGTATGGAGGCGCTACAAGGAAACGGAAATAACAAAAAGAATAACTTTTGGAAACCACAGGAGGGTGAGCAGACTATCCGTCTAGTAGCCCCATCGGATGGCGATCCCTTCCGAGATTATTGGTTTCACTATGACGTAGCAGGTGAGCCCGGATTCCTTTCGCCAAAGCGCAACTTTGGTGAGGACTGCCCACTTGACGATTATGTACGTGCCCTATGGCGTGAAGGCTCTGAAGAATCAAAGCGTGTTGCGCGTAAGTTAGGTGCGAAGCAACGTTTCTTTGCTCCAGTTCTTGTTCGAGGACAAGAGGAAGAAGGCGTAAAAGTTTGGGGCTTTGGTAAGCGTGCTTACGAAACTCTACTTGGTCTTGTTCTTAACCCAGAGTATGGTGATATCACAGATCCCTCAGAGGGTACTGATTTGGTGATTGGCTATTCTAAGCCAGCAGGGGCATCTTATCCAGAGACTAAAATTACTCCACGGCGCAAGTCTTCTCTTCTTCACGAGGATGAGACACAAGCGCGAACTATCATGGAGTCCGTTCCTGATTTTGATGAGGTCTTTTCAGATGCTCGTCGTTCCACTACACAAGTAGCGGACATTCTTGACCGCTTCCTCAACACTGTTGACGAGACGGTTTCCAACCAGACAGCAACTACTACTGCTGGAACGGTTTCGGATGTCGATAAGGCATTCTCCGAGCTACTAGGTAGCTAATCTTGTGGGGGGGCTTGTCCCCCCTTTTTTATTTTTACTACGAAAGGAAGGGATAAAATTGCTGGTAAGAGCGATTCATTGTGAAGAGTGTAACACAACGGTATATTCTAGAACATCAGAAGACTTAAGAGAATGTAAATGTGGTCGCGTAAGAGTTTACGGCGGGTTCACGGGTCATTTTAAATATGACATAATGGGTAAAAAAACAAAGTTTAAACCTATAAAAATGGAAATCAAAGCAACACCTGATGATCTGTATGATGATTATGAGAATATGGAGGACAGGTTTGGCTTAATAAATAAGAACACAGACAAAGAAAAAACACAAACAACATATGTTTTTTAGGAGATGATTGTGAAAAAATGGAAAAAAGGAGAAGAAGGTTTTGAAAAAGCCTTACAAGATATAGCAAGAAAATATAAAGGTCTTGGAGGCGGTCCAAACAGTGAATCATCTGTTCATGCTTCGAAGCAGGACATAAAAGAAGGTTATGCTTGGTTTTGGTCTGATAATAGTGATGTGTCTAATCTAATTCAACGATCTAAAGATTATATTCTAGAGATTAGAGATCATGGTGATAATATTTCGTTTAAGCTAGATAAGAATGGCTATCGAGGACCGATATATGCATTTAGACCCGACAGACTACTAAATGAAAATTTATATGAGGAGGAAAATGAGATTGGCTAAAAAGAAACCAGCTGGTCGTCTATCGATGGACCAGATGAGAAAACTAATAAATAAAAAAGCAGGACAAGAAGTTTCTGTTGATCTAGCAGATCCAAACAATCCAACAACTGTTAAACAGTGGATTCCAACTGGCTCGCGTTGGCTTGATAGTATTATTTGTCGTGGTAAGCTAGCTGGCATACCTGTGGGTAAAGTCACAGAAATAGCTGGTTTAGAAGCGAGTGGTAAGTCCTATATGGCTGCTCAAATAGCAGGCAACGCTCAGAAGATGGGTATTGATGTTGTCTACTTTGATTCAGAGTCTTCACTGGACTTTAACTTTTTGGAAAAAGCAGGATGTGATCCATCTAAAATCCTTTATGTCCAAGCAACTTCAGTAGAGTTTGTTTTGGAAACAATGGAAGAACTACTTTCTTCCACAGATAGTCAGTTTCTTTTTATCTGGGATAGTTTGGCTCTTACACCTTCCATCTCTGATGTGGAGGGTGATTTCAACCCACAGTCTAGTATGGCTGTAAAAGCCCGGATCTTAGCAAAAGGCATGTCTAAATTAACTGTTCCTATTGCGAATAGTCAATCGACATTTCTAGTGTTAAATCAGCTTAAGACAAACATTACTCGTTCACCTTCGGAGACGCTTACTACACCTTATGTAACACCCGGTGGCAAAGCAATGATATATTCTTATTCGTTGCGCGTATGGTTGACCAGACCGAAAGCAAAAGCTTCTTTTGTGACTGATGATAAAGGTTATCGTATTGGTAACACCGTCAAGGTTAAACTAGAGAAGTCTCGTTTTGGATCACAAGGACGTCAATGTAAGTTTCAAATCCTTTGGGGCGATCAAGTTGGTGTTGCCGATGAAGAAAGCTGGTTTGATGCTATTCAAGGCTCTGAGTATTTAGATCGCGCCGGTGCGTGGTATGAGCTTAAGTTCGAAGATGGCACAAGCGAAAAGTTTCAGTCTGCACGTTGGATTGACAAGCTTCAAGATGATAAATTTAAAGCACGAGTTCTTGAAATAATGGATGAAGAAATTGTTCGCAAGTTTGATAAAAGAACTGGTGATGCCACTGAGTTCTACGAGGAAACTGCATAAGGTAGAATATGAGCGAGCGAGTAATCATTATAGACGGACTAAACATGTTTCTGCGAAGTTACATTGTAGTCCCACAGCTTTCTAAAGAAGGTCAGCCTATTGGTGGAACAACTGGCTTTCTTAAATCTCTTCAAAAACTTTGTCGAGAAATGAAACCAACTCAAGTTGTTGTTTGTTGGGATGGACGCGGCGGCAGTCGTAAGCGTAAACAACAGAACAAAAACTATAAAGAGGGTAGAGCGCCTATTCGTCTCAACCGTAACTTTAAAGTTTTAACAGAAGATCAAGAAAAAGAAAATAAAATCTGGCAGCAAGAAAGAATCTGTGAGTATCTAAATAACTTTCCAGTTATGCAGCTAATCGCAGATGAAGTCGAAGCAGATGATATTATCTCTTACATATGCCGATATAGTAGTTTACGTGATAGTGAAAAAATTATAGTTTCTAGCGATAAAGACTTTTATCAGCTGCTTAATCAGAAGACTATTTTGTATCGCCCGGTTCAAAAAAAGCTATTAACTCAAACCAGTATAATAGATGAGCACAGCATTCATCCAAATAACTTTGCTCTTGCTCGCGCCATCGTTGGAGACAAATCTGATAATTTAGATGGAGTTCCCGGTATTGGGCTGAAAACGGTTGCTAAACGATTTCCTTTCTTTAAGAAAGAAGAAGATGTTTATCTTAATGATTTAATAGAGTTTTGTGAAAATCAAGAAAGCAACGCTAAGGCGTTCACCTCTATAAAAGAGAATAAACCACTTATTCAGTCTAATTATAACCTGATGCAACTGTATAGTCCAAGCCTTTCGGCGCAGACTAAACAAAGCATCGAATGGATTATTGACAACTTCGAACACACCTTCAATAAAACTCAAACATATAAAATGATGTTAGAGGATGGGATCAATGAGATCAGTTGGAGTGCTATGTTTGAAAGTTTCGCAAAAATCCAAAGGGATAAAAAGGAACTTAATAAATGAAGAACTTAAAACCAATTTTTATTGAAAATAGCAAACTACCCTATTGGCTATCAAAGATCGCCCCTATTGACGTATGGGCATTCTCTGCTGGTCCTTTTGTTGTTTGTCGTGGAAAATTAAGTGAGAAAACGATAACTCATGAAACAATTCACTTCTTTCAGCAATTAGAGATGTTGTTTGTTCTTCAGTGGATTTTGTATGGTTTATTTTATGTTATTGGTCGTTTCACAAAGGGAAGCTGGAAAGCAGCGTATTACGGAAATCCATTTGAGGTAGAAGCATACGCGAACGACCTAGACCCAGATTATCTGGAAGAAAGAAAATTCTGGGCTTGGACAGGCTATGTAAAAAGCTTGTTTAGTCGACAAAGCTAAAAACAGTATAATTACCTATAGGGGGCGTGATCATTTCCGCACCCCTTATGGGAGTTATATCATTGAAAAAAATATTTATTATCACATTATTAACCTTATCTTTTACTGCGACAGCAGCACCACCAAGCAAATCAAAGTTCTATGATTTTGGAGATCAAATGATCGATGGCGAAATCAAAAAACCAACAGGTCAATACATTAATTCTAGAGAGCGAGCAAGGTTCGACAGACTGTTAAATTTAAAGAAATCTTTTCTGCCTAAAATGTATCTCAGTGCAAAAGAAAAAATATTTAAATAAATTGGTCTTGACATTGCTTTTTGCTTAAGTTAAATTATAGTTACTGTATAACACAGGAGGCAGTGGTGCGAAACTTTTTATACGGTTTAAGTTTATTACTGTATTTTTTGCTCACCTCTGCGTTTGTTCAGCCTGTTGATTATAGCGAATCATCAAGCATTTCAGAGACTTCTGAAAAATCAAAAAGTAAAAAGAAAAAGAAAAAAAAGCGTAGACTGAGACGCTAAATTTTTTTACCCTATAACATTCACCACTTATAAAATAGTTGATAATCAACTTGACTTTTTAAACCACAAAGGTTATATTTATATCCACAACTCAGCGAGGAATTAATGGACAGTTTAGGAATCTTTGGAAAGAGTTTCCAAGAAAATATGTGTAAGCTTATGCTTTACGACCGATCTTACTGTGATCAAATGCAAGAAGTGTTAGATGTTAAATACCTAGAGCTAAAGTATCTGCAAGTTTTTACAGATAAACTTTTTAATTACAAAAAAGAATACGGTATACATCCAACAAATGATACACTCAATTCAGTTCTAAATACAGAGCTAACAGATGAGAATGAAGTAATAAAAAAACAAGTAATGGATTATTTTGTAAAGGTGCAAGCTTTTCCCGAGATCCAAGACACAGAATATATTATATCAAAGTCTGTAGATTTCTGTAGAAAACAAGTGCTCAAAAAAGCCATGATGAAATCCGTACCTCTTTTAAATAAATGTTCATTTGAGGAAATAGAGAAGCTTATATCTGATGCTTTACGTTTGGGCATAAGCAATGATCATGGTTACGATTATATTAAAGATTTTGAAGCTCGTTTTATTGAAAGAGCCCGTAACCCGGTAACAACCGGCTGGGCAAAAATAGATAAGATAACCAAAGGCGGCTTAGGTCAGGGTGAACTAGTAGTTGTAGTTGCCCCAACAGGCGCCGGAAAATCTCATGTTCTTGTTCATCTCGGCGCACAAGCATTAAAACAAGGTAAAAACGTTGTTCATTTTACACTAGAACTTGCCGATACGTCCGTTGCTCAACGTTATGATGCCTGTCTCACTGGAATACCATTAGATGAGCTTATAAGTCAAAAAGATGAGGTTTATGACACAATTAAGGATATTGATGGTCAACTCATTGTAAAAGAGTTTCCAACTAAGTCTGCTTCCGTTGTGACTCTTAAAAATCACTTAGAAAAAATTAGACAAACAGAAATGGAAATCGATATGATCGTTGTTGACTACGGCGATTTGTTAAAAAGTTCAGTGGTTCGTAAAAATTCTGAGAAAAGACATGAATTAGAATCTATTTATGAAGAGCTACGCGGGCTTGGACAAGAGTTTGGTTGCCCTATAGTAACCGCTTCACAAACCAACCGAAAGGGTCTTAACGAAGAAGTAATCACAATGGAGTCAATCTCGGAAGCGTTTAATAAATGCTTTGTCGCAGATTTTATCATAAGCTTATCTAGAACTATCAAGGATAGGAATGCAAATATAGCACGCATTTTTGTGGCTAAAAACAGAAATGGTCCTGATGGAATTGTGTTTTCCGCGTTTATGGATACGTCAAGTGTGTCCATTAAAGTTCTAGAAAGAGACGATGTTGTAAAGTTGCAACAACAACAGCTAGCAAAACAGCAACAAAAAGAGTTTTCAAAAGCCCGAGAAGTCTTTAGAAATATGAAGAAATAAGGAGAGAAAGACATATGCCACAAGACATCGCCAACAAGACATTATCGGACATCACAGTCCACATGAAGTACGCAAAGTACTTACCTGAGAAAGAGAGAAGAGAAGTATGGTCAGAGTTAGTAGATCGCAACAAATCGATGCACATAAAAAAGTTTCCAGAGATGAAAGAAGAGATAGAGGCAGCGTATGAATACGTATATGATAAAAAAGTTTTGCCTTCTATGCGCTCTATGCAGTTTGGCGGTAAGCCCATTGAAGTTGCCCCTAATCGTATTTTTAATTGTGCCTATTTGCCTATCGATGATTGGCGTTCATTTCATGAAATTATGTTTTTACTTCTTGGCGGCACTGGCGTTGGCTATAGCGTACAGTTCCATCACGTAAATAAATTACCGGAAATCGTAAGACCGTCTGTTAAGCGCACACGCCGCCACCTTGTTGGTGATAGCATAGAGGGCTGGGCAGATGCGGTTAAAGTACTTATGAAATCTTATTTTGTTGGCGGTTCTAAGATTCGTTTTGATTATAGTGATATTAGACCAAAAGGCGCGAGATTAGTAACTTCGGGTGGTAGAGCGCCAGGACCACAGCCTCTTCGTGAATGTTTGGTTAAATTAGAGGGTATATTGTGTAATAAAGACACTGGAGACAAGTTAACTCCTATTGAGGTCCACGATATGGTGTGTTACATCGCTGACGCAGTTTTAGCTGGTGGCATCCGACGAGCCGCACTCATATCTCTATTTTCTGCTGGTGATGATGAAATGATCTCTGCAAAAAGCGGTCACTGGTGGGAAAAGAATCCACAGCGCGGACGAGCAAACAATTCTGTTGTTCTTATGCGCCACTTGGTTACGGAAGAGTTCTTTAAAGACCTCTGGTTTCGCGTAAAGGCGTCAGGAGCAGGCGAGCCAGGGTTTTATTTCTCAAATGATAAAGACTGGGGCACAAATCCTTGCTGTGAAATTGCCCTTCGACCTTATCAGTTCTGCAATCTAACAGAAATCAACGCTTCTGACGTAGATAACCAAGAAGAAATCAATGCAAGAGCCCGAGCAGCTACATTTATTGGCACTTTACAGGCTTCTTACACTGATTTTCATTATCTTCGCGACGTTTGGCGTAGAACAACGGAAAAAGACGCTCTTGTTGGTGTATCGATGACCGGTATTGCTTCTGGTAATGTTTTAAAACTCAATATGAAAGAAGCGGCAAAAGAAGTTAGAAAAGAAAATAAAAGAATTGCAGATCTTGTGGGTATCAAGCCTGCAGCCAGAACAACTTGCGTAAAGCCAGCTGGAACAACAAGCTTGACTCTTGGAACATCCTCTGGCATCCATGCTTGGCACAATGATTATTATGTACGTCGCTTACGTGTCGGCAAAAATGAAGCCATCTATAATTATTTGTCGATTTACCATCCAGATCTAGTGGAAGATGAGTTCTTCCGACCACATGATACTGCAGTTATCTCTGTTCCACAGAAAGCACCCCAGGGGGCTATTACTCGCGATGAAACTGCTATGGACATGTTAGAAAGAGTGAAAAAAGTTTCTACAGAGTGGGTAAAGAACGGACACGGCAAAGGTCAAAACACCCACAATGTTTCAGCAACCGTCTCTATTCGTGAAGAAGAATGGGATACTGTCGGTCAGTGGATGTGGGATAATCGCGCAGTTTATAATGGTCTGTCGGTTCTTCCTTATGATGGCGGCAGCTATAAGCAAGCTCCGTTTGAAGACTGTGATGAAGTAACTTATATTAAGCTTTTAGATACACTGGAAGATATTGATTTATCTAAAGTTATTGAGATTGAAGATAACACAGACCTCAAAGGCGAGCTAGCTTGTGCTGGTGGAGCTTGCGAAGTTTCCTAAAAAAACCTTGACAAATTAATAAAATTTTATTATTATATATTCATGAAGAAATCAGTTATTGGTTTGGTCTTTACGCTTGCTCTTGGGTGTGAAATTAGACCTAATCCCTATTCAAGAGCGGAATTTATCAACCAACCAGCACAACCAGTTGCTGCTTGCGAATATAATTTTTATTATACTGGTCCAAGAAATTATGAGTACTGCACATCGTATGATGAATTTGGTGATTGTGATTGTTATGTAGTTATTGATCCAACTGTCATTGATTACGAGTGCTATGTTGAATATTGTTACTACTGGGATTCTTGCCGGTGGGAAACTTATGACTACAGTTGTTATTAAGGAGAAAAAATGACACCAAAATATTTACAAGTTGTTGAAGAAGTAGAGGAAACACAAGATAATGAAGAATCAAAAGAGCATTATGTTGTTAACTATCTTAAATCAATGATCGCTCTAGAAGAAGCCATGGAGCCATTTAAAGAGCAAAAAAAAGAGTTACGAGTAGAATATATTGAAAACGGCTGGCTAAGTAAAGAAGAAATTTGGTCTGCGATTAAAGCATTCCGAATGTATCAAAAATCCGCAGATTTAGATGCTGTCAATGAAATGTTTGATTTGATTGAAAAGAAATTTGGACAAAAGGAGGAAGTATGAGTTTAAATCCACGAAATCGTTTTTTACTTTTAGAAGAGGCGCCACAACAAACAGAACAAGACGCACCAACAATTCTTCTACCAGAAGATTATAATGTTAAAACAAATCCTTTCGGTGTTTATAAAATTAGTCAAATATCTGCTGATTGCAGTAAAGTTACCTTGGAGGATATTGGTAAACTTGTTGTAGTTGAAGATCACATGGTTTCAACAGCTAGTTTAGACCAAGGTGATTTTTTGTTAGTTCAAGAGAATCATATTTATGGAGTTTTGGGTTAAAGCAAAACAACGAACCTATTTAAATTTATTAACTTTAATATGTAGTAAACAAAAAGGAGAATAAGGTTTGATAGGATATATAGTTTTAAGTATTATCACCTCGAATAATTTAAGTTATGATTATAACAATTTAATTAACGAAGCATATAATTGTAGAAATGCAAGAGAAAACGTTTTACAGACAGGGATAATAGAGAAGTTAGTTGAAATAGAAGATTTTCATTTTCAAGCATATGATATCCCAGAAGATTTACGAGGAATGCTTCTAGCAGCTGCGTGTATAGAAAGTGGCTATGATGCTCAGGCTAAAGGTGATTGGAAAATTACTTTTAAAACAAAAAAACACCCAAGAGCAAAAGGTATACTACAGTTCTGGCATTGGGCAGAAAAAGAATATGGGCTCAATCGACTCGATCCAATACAGTCGGCACATGTTTGGATGTTTCATGTTGCCAATACCCACAAAAAAAACTTTTGTAGGGGCTATAAGCTTACAAATAAACAAAAATGGTTAGGTGCGTGGGCACAAGCGGTTAGAGGTCGCCTTACACAAGAAAATCGCTATCGTTGTTTTGAGCGAACTAAACATTGGAAACAGTTAAGGAAATGGAAGAAAAATATTAAAAACTATGACGAAGGATGTTAATATAACAATTGGTGGAAGCTTAAATGCTCTTCAATGGGCTTATCAACACGGGACTAGATTGATAATAAATAAGCCTTCCTTTCCTCCTCCCTATGAGCCCTCAGACAAAAAACTTGCCTGGGGGCTACTTTATTATAAGCTAATGATGGACGGTAAAATAATCGGTGGCGATTATGTAAACGCAGTTCGTATTGATGACGACGAAATTACTGTCGCTTGTAAAAATAACATAATAAATAGAACAACTTATGATAAAGTTACTCTTTTTGATGACCAAAATGTTATAGGCTTGCCCGATCAGAAAAAACAAATTGACCAGTATACCGTAATAGATACAATGATGGCTGTTTCTTTTGTGTTTAAAGACACAGCTTTTACTCTCAAAACAGGTGATGATTTAGTTAACGAAATTCATATACACAAAGATTACATAAACTCTCCAGCAAAAATAGCAGTTGTTTCAAATTTAAACAAAAAACAGTTGAACGACTTTGATTTTTCTGATACAATGGCTAAGTTCAAGACCGAAACAATCTTAAAACAATCAGGTTTTACGGGAAACTTTATGAAAAGAGATGAGCTTGTTTTAGAAGTCCAAGAGCGAATAGTCAAACCTAAAATGAACATTTACGAGGAAGCAGAAAAAATAAAGTTTATCTATGTATGAACCCGCACTAACAATAAAAAACAAAACACACGTAAACCTAGCAGGCATAGTTCCAGTAGCAGGGCAACCTCTTAACTTTAACTTTCCCTGGCATGATAGTTTAATGCCGATTGGACATAACTATCTCGCAGTTGAGAAAGCAGTTTTTGACTGTGTAGTCGCAGGCTGTAATACTATTTGGTTAGTATGTCCTAAAGACATGCAACCTCTTATTAGATATCGTCTAGGTGATTGGGTTGTAGACCCTGTTCGTTATGACAAAGGCGCAACGTTCGGTAAAAGACCAAAAGTTTACGAAGTTCCCATTTACTACACACCTATGCACCCAAAAGACACAGGACGAAGGGACTGTCTAGCCTGGAGTATTATTACAGGTGCCCAATATGCTTGGCATGTAAGCAGAAAGATAAGTCGCTTCGCACACCCAGACAAATACTTTGTTTCATTTCCCTACGGAATGTTTTCACCTTGGTGGTTAAAAGACCATAGACCAGCAATAAGAAACACGAGTACAAACTTTTATGCCGAGTGCGATAATAAGAATTTTAAAGATGGAAGCTTCCTGCCCTTTACCTTCCTTTCAGAAGACTTTCTAGAGTGCCGAAGGCATTTTAGAAAAAGCGAAACAAAAGGCTACGACGATCAACTGAATAAGCTACCAGCATCTGAAAGTTGGACCGGTCGTTACTTTACACACGACTTTGTTTTTAGCAAAGTAAACACAGAAGGCGCAGCGACTTGTAGCTTGCCTTGGTATTATGATGTCTCTTCTTGGGAGGGACTAAAAGCTTGGTTAGGTGGTGAACATGACCTACCTAGACCAAAAGACTTTTTAATGTCTTACAATGAATGGAATCCACTAGGAGTAGATATTGAAGAAGACGATGAAGATAATTAATGAAGCCCTATATTTTGTGATATTTTATACGGCGCTTTTGTGCTATACAGCCGCGTACAAAATTCAAAGCTTGTTTGTCAGAAAGAAAAACAAATAAACTATTTATTATCGTGAAACTTATACTTGAAAACTGGCGTCGATACTTAAAAGAGCAGCAAGAGTCCGAACTAGGACTAGGAGCTTATGTTGAAATGGAAAAAGGATATACAATAAGTCTTTCTCTTGTTGACTTAAGCGTCATAAGCCAACAACTGTCGGGCTCTTCTTCAGTTCAAGATTTTGCAAAGAAGCTTAATAATAGAGAAATGTATGATGCGGCAATAGTAGGAAATATACGAGCCCATCATAATTCTATGTTAGCTAAGGCTGGTATTTCCGGTGGTGAATGCGGACCCTCTGACAGCTACTCTGTTATTGCTTCTATCGGAAAAGGATACGGAGAAGAACTATACAACGCTCTTCTTGGTTTTGCTGCATCGCAAAAGGATTACATATATATCACACCGGATAGAAATGCCGTTTCCCCTGGCGCTGCAAAAAGGTGGAAGGATATTGATAATCAAACAGCAGACATAACCCCTCCTGATACTGAACCTTACAAGGGGACGTTTGACCCGGTAGGGCAAAAACAAACCACCCCAACTGACGATGATTGTAAAGTACATGACGAAGAACATTTAGATAGAGGCTATAGAGATACGAATCAGGTTGCATTTTATAAAAAATTAAAAGATAATCTAGATAACTTCTTCGCCAAAGAAGTAGAACCAATGTTCGATGAACCGGGCTTTTTTGCTAAGTTGTTTGGTAATACACCAGAAAACAAAGCTTTAAAGATAAAAAAACAACTTCTTAAATTAGGAAAAAAGAAATTTGATAATTGGATTAATCCCGCTACACGTAACAGCGCTTCAAGCAACCAGTCTACTGGTTCCTAAAAACCAGATCCGCCATTCGAGTAATCAGTCTTGTTATATTGAGAATAACAAATATTCTTGCTTTCTTCGGATAACAAAAGACAAGCCACAGTTTTCTGTAAAATGGGGAAACAAAATGCTCGTAAAGGAAGCCAATAAACCTTTTTCCATTGAGCATCCACTGCTAAGTAAGTATACTTTCAAAATCACAAACGTTCGGCTTAAACCAAAGCCGATATCTATTTTTGAGTGGCTCAAAACACGTTAAGTTTTCTCTTGACTTTAAACACAAACTATATTAGTATTAGCAAAAATAACTTGGAGAATAAATGTCCGAAAGAACACAAAGTAGTATTCCGTTTGTAGGCTTACACGCTCATAGCGGAACGGGTAGCCCTTTTGATGGACTCGGCTATCCTGGCGAGCATATGGACTTCGCCTATCAGAATGGTAATGATGCTCTTGCCCTGACTGATCACGGTAACATGAATGGATTTGCTTATCAAGTTCAGCACGCTCAAAAGATGATGAAAGAGGGCAAAGACTTTAAGCCTATCTTTGGTGTCGAAGCTTACTTCCTGCCTAGCATCGAAGAGTGGCGCGAGGAACTAGAGCGCGTCAAAGAAGATAAGAAAGCAAAGAAATCGATTGATAAGTCGGCTTCTGGAACAACTATTGAGAATGAAGAAAACAAAAGAGAAGTTAAAAATATTCTTAATCGTCGTCGCCATCTTATCTTATTAGCGCAGAACCAAAAAGGTTTGAATAATATTTTTTCTCTCGTATCTAAATCCTACAGAGAAGAAAACTTCTATCGCTTCCCGCGTATTGATTACGCTATGCTTAAAGAGCACAACGAAGGTGTAATCGCAGCTTCGGCCTGTCTTGGCGGCGTATATGCTGGAAACTTCTGGGAAAACCGTGAAGAGGGCGAAGAAGCTGTACTTAATGCTATGCGCGAGACAACCAGGAATATGGTTGATATTTTTGGCGATCGCTGGTACGGTGAACTTCAATGGAACAATGTACCCGAACAGCATCAATTAAACCGCCTAATTGTAAAAGTTTGTGATGAATTTGGCGTTGAATTAATTTCTACGGCTGATAGTCACTATCCAAACAGAACAGCCTGGAAAGATCGAGAACTTTACAAAAGACTAGGTTGGTTAAGCAGGGGTATGCCTAAGTGGGCAACAAACACGGAACTCCCGGAAGGCGTCGAAGAAATTGGTTACGAATTGTTTCCAAAGAATGGCGATCAAATGTGGGAGGCATACAAAGAATATTCACAAAAAGCAGGAGTAGAATACGATGATAATATTATCCGAAGATCTATTGAAAGAACGCATCAAATCGCTCATGAGCGGATTGAAAAGTTTATGCCTGATAACACAGTTCGTCTCCCGAACTTTGTTGTTCCCGCTGGCCAAACTCCCGATAGAGCCCTTGTCGCTGCTTGTGTGGATGGGCTTAGAGAGCTTGGGTTAACTAATAAAAAAGAATATGTTGATCGACTAAAAGAAGAGATGAATGTAATTAGCGAACGAGGCTTTAGTAAATATTTTTTAACTATGAAGTCTATTGCTGATAAAGCAACTGACGTACAACTTACAGGTGCAGGCCGAGGATCTGCGGCAGGTTCATTGGTTGCTTATGCCCTTGGCATCACACAGGTTGACCCTATCAAGTATAATCTTCTATTCTCTCGTTTTATGACAAAAGATTCAAAAGATTATCCTGACATTGATTATGATGTGTCTAGCCCAATGGAGCTAAAAGAAATGCTGATTGATGAGTGGGGTGGTAATACTGTTGTGCCAATCTCCAACTTCAATAAACTGCAGCTGCGCTCTTTGATTAAAGATATTGCAAAGTTCTACGAGGTACCGTTCACAGAGGCTAATGCTGTGACTTCTAAAATGTTGGCCGAGGCAACACCAATTGCTAAAAAGAAACATGGCATAAAGGCTGGTATATATGCGCCCACATTTGAAGAGGTGATGGAATATTCTGATTCGCTTAAAGCGTTTCTCCGAAAGTATCCAAAGATTAAAACTCACGTCGAGGCTTTGGTCGGTGAGGTTCGTTCTGTATCTCGTCACGCTGGTGGTGTAGTTATTGGCGAAGAGTTAGATAAGTATATGCCGCTTATTAACTCTGGTGGTGTAACCCAAACGCCTTGGTCCGAAGGCCAACACGTTCGGCAGTTGGAGCCGATGGGTTTTATTAAGTTTGATATTCTTGGTCTTTCGACATTAAAAATGATCGAGGGCTCTGTCTATCATATTTTAAAGAAACAGGGAAACCCAGATCCCAGCTTTGAGGACATTAAAAAGTTTTATAATGAAAACTTACATCCTGATAGTATTAATCTAAAAGACAAGAATGTCTATGAGAATATCTTTTGGAAAGGTAAGTGGGCAGGTATCTTTCAGTTCGCAGAGAAAGGCGCTCAGAACTTTTGTAAAAGAACAAAACCAAAGAACATTATTGATATCGCCTCTATCACTTCTATCTATCGTCCTGGTCCGCTCTCCGCGAACGTTCATGAAGATTTTGTAGAAGCAAAAGAAAACCCAAGAAGTATCCGCTATGGTCATGATATTGTAAAAGAAGTTACAAAAGAAACTTATGGCTTTCTTATTTTCCAAGAGCAGATTGCTTTGCTAGCTCACAGACTGGGCAAAGACTTGTCTCTGGATGAAGGTAACAAACTTCGCAAGCTA